GATTCGTGCCCCATGCCATGGCGTCGCCCGAGGTGCAGGCCCGGCTGCAGGAGGTAGACGCAACCGGGCAGCGCAACCTCGAGGCGATCAATGCGCGCATCCAGTCGCACGTGCCGAGGTTCAACGGGGAGATGGTCGCACTCGTCAATTCGACGGATGCCATCGAACGCAAGATCCCGGCGTTCTGGCAGCTCGTCGACGAAATAGGCGCGTTCAACGAGGGCAACGTGGCCTGTCGGCGCGGCTGCTCGCATTGCTGCCATATCGCAGTGCTGCTGACGGTCGAGGAGGCGCAGGTGATCGGCCGCCGCATCGGCCGCCCCCCGGCTCACGCGCCCCCGCGAACCGATGCTGACGACTTCGACTATGGGTACCACAGCCCCTGCACATTTCTGGTCGACGGCGAGTGCTCGATCTATGAGAACCGGCCGCTCGCTTGCCGCGTGCACTATTCGCTCGACGTCGATGCGCTGCTGTGCGAGCTGACGCCCCCCGAGCCGAAGCCGGTGCCATTCATGAACGATCTGCCCTTTATGATGGCGTTCCTGCAAATGCTGGGCATGCCGCAGCGCGTGCCGGTGCTCGGCGAGATCCGCGATTTCTGGCCCACACGGGGATAATAGCGAGGCGCACTGCTGCGGTCTTTTCAGTGGGTGGTATCGAGCGGCGTGGAGAGCGGACACGCTGCCAGCATCCCTCGGGGTGCGTTGGATGGCACTGCAAGTCGCAAGAGGTCCCGGAGGACGACTCTTAGGGACCGCGTGAATAGCCCGGAATAAGCGCCGCAGTGTTCGCCGGAATGACCGGATATAGCAGGCGTAGCGCCCTGCCTTGATACCACCCACCCAACAGACCGCAGACACCGCCGGAGCCGCTCACTCGCCCTCCTGCGGTGTCTGCCGTGCCTTGATCTGCTCGCGTGCTTGGCGAAGCTGCTCCCAGCTATTGAGCAGTTCGCGATGGCCGCGAAATGCCTCGAAGGTGGCGCGCACGAGGCGCGCGCCGACGACAAGCTGCACCGAGAGATTCACGCACGCCAACGCAAGCAGGAAGTCGCTGCCATGGGTTGCGTCGAGATAGGCCGCACAGGTGCAAATCGCCACGCCCACCAGGTTGAGCGCGGCGAATATCCAGAAAGTACGCCGCTTGAACATCTGCGGCACCCGACCGGGGTGCGGCGGCATCGGCCCGAGTTTCATGTCTCGCTGGTCATCGAAAAGCGACCCGTGAAGGTGCCATCGACTGGCGCAAGCTGGCCGAGTTCGGCATGCCGCGGATTGTCCTTGATCGGACACATGCCCATGGTCGAGTAGCCGTGGATGTGCAGGAACACTGCCACGCACTCGGTGCGGTCCGGCATCGCTTCGATCGAGCCATATTTGTTGTATTGCGCCTCAGCCTCTTCCTTCGTTTTGCCCATGACGTTCTGCGACCATGCCTCGGAGATCTGCACGAGGACATCGGGCAGCGGCACGCCCTGCTCAAGCATCGCCTCCCGTATCGGTGAACCGGGCGTCAGAAGCAGCCGCATCAGGATCGCCATGGCGTCCTTACCGTGGGCCTGTTCCTGATGGAAAAACTGGTGGATGAGTCCCGGATCAACGGCACCGAACCCCCGGACCTCCCCCACCTCACTGCCCAGCGTAAGCATGAACAGCTTTGGCGAGACTTCGCCGTTCTTGTTGAAATCCTCGACGGCCTGCGGCGCGATCTTCTGCCAGACAGCCTCGAGGTCCGCCCGTTCGATTGCCCTTCCCATGGTGCTCTCCTTTCGTCTGTTCAGGCAGCCCGGGCCGTGTCGCCACTGAGCCAATCGGACAGCCAGCGCTTAAGCGCTGATATGCTGCCAGGAATACGTTTCAGGTGCACGCCAGCGCGCTTGGCTCCATCCTCGATATCGTGGCCGCCGAAGCCGACCATGCTGACGACCAAGTCCTTGTTGTGGCACCGGTCGCGAAACTTGGGACCACCGCCCTCGCCTGTGCTTTTCACGAACGACAGATCGAACACGTCATCGAATGCGCGGCGCAGGTCCTGCTCCTGCTGGCCGATCAGACCGCAGACCAGCACGCGCGGTTTGCGATCACGTGGCGCGGGCGGAGCCGGCGCCTCGGTCTTTTCGAGTGTGATCGGCGGCCCGCCCGGCATGTGTAGCGTCATCGGCGCGCGAGCCGCACCGGTAAGCTGCGCCAGCACCTGCGTCTGCAGCGTTTCGACGAGCGAACCTATCATGACGCCAGCGGCGCGCTTCGCCACCAGCAGCAGCAGGTCCTCGATGGAAACACTGGCCTTGTACTCGTCGACGGCGCGCCCGACTGCCTGCTGTTTCTCCATCTCGATATGCTCGGCCTCTTCCTGCTCGCGCGCCTCGCGTTCCTTCGCCTCGTCGATGGCCTGCTGCTCGGCCCGCAACCGCGCATCGGCCTTCGCGTGCGCCTCTGCGATCTCGGCCTCCACCTCGGCCCGGACTTCCTCGAGCTTTTGCGGCAACCACGCCTCCATTCCGGCGATATGGCGCTGACGAACTGTCGACGCGTTGTATTCGACCGCCTTGCGCAGGCACTCGACGTCCTTCATGTCGGGAAAATCGGCCTTCAGCTTCAGGAAGGTCTTCGCCACGATGCGCCGCTCGCCGTCATTCCATCGCACGATTTTGGTGCCCTTGGTCATGCCTCTGCGCTTTGGCACGGGGTCCAGCTTGCGCACCGCAGATTCGCCGACAACGTCCTCGGAGTCCGCCTCAGCGACTTCGTCAGCGAGCTGCGCCGTCGGCGACGCTGGTGCAGGCAACTCCGCATTGGCGGCGTCGAGTTCTGCGGCGATCTTCTCCCATAGCGGGGGCGCCCATTTTGCGTGGGCCATGTCGGGGATCTCTTTTTGCCGTGACTTATCGAGAACCAACACGCCACTGCGTAGCGCTTCAATACGGGAGAGACTCACGTCCTCTTTCATCCGTCGCAGCGCCTCGGCAGCGATAGCGTATTTCTCGTCGGCGTCCCAATTAGAATTGATTCTTTTTCCGCGTGAGTAAGGATGAGCCATGATTTTTATTTCCGTATCCTAAAGAAGATTACAGCGGTGAATGCGCAACGAGCCCGTGACGGCCTGGAATGCTGTCTCGGCGGAGGGGAAAAGCGATTTCGAAGTGATCTGATAGGGTTTGCACTAGCGATAAAGGTGCAATACAAGCGCGAGGCGCTTCCTCGGATTAATTAATCTCTCTCTCAGCACACATGCCCCTTTCAGTATTACATATTTGTTCGAGACGCAGAAAATGCGCATGCACGCAGAAAGCGTAGGGAAATCCTTATGTTTTGTCCATAAAATCACCGGACCGTAACAATTCTTAAAGGAACCTTAAGTGCACCGGAACGGTGCCGCACGGCGTGAGACCAATCACGCAGGCGTTTCAGGGATATGCCGTCATTCGACTAATGGCCTTTGTAAAGGTCGTCGGCAGGCGTGACGGTTACATTTTGAGGACTATTGCTCGGTGTTTGGATGGTGGTAATTTGCGACGCGCCAGGAGGAGGCGCACTCACCGAGCCGGGGGAAGTTGCAAAATCCGTGATCGCTGCCTGTTGCTTTACCGCGCTCGACGAAGAACCGAAAAAGAATTCTTTCGATCCGAGCACCATGGCAATTAACACACCCTCTAGCGTGCTGATGATATTCATCGCGACCGGCTCAATCGGCACACGCAGCACGACAATCCACAGGTGAGCGGCAATTACCGCAAACAAAGCAAACGTATAAAGGTAGGCGAGATTGCGTGCAGTGTGATCCTCCGCCGCGCTCGAGAATTGCCGCGCGCTTGCCCGATCCGCTGCTGCCGCCGCGTATTGCGCGGTATCTGCTGCAAGCGCATTCTGCTCGCGCTGCATCGCGATCTCGGCCAGCTTCGACTGGTTGTCCAGTTCCGCCTGCCGCACTTTCGCGAGGGCCTCGGGATCACTCTTAAGCGCCGCCGTGATGCTGTCAGGGTCGGCGGACACGCCGAGCGCCGACGCGATGATCGACGCCGCAGCCCCAATGCCTCCACCGACCACGGTGCCGATGCCCGGCAGCAGACTGCCCAGCAGCGGCGCACCCTTGGCGATCGCGCTGGCAACATCACCCCAGCTGGCCATTTGGACTCTCCTGATTGTTCGACGCCACGCTCGCGCCTATTGCCGTTTTGGCGGAGGCCCATAGCGCCTCGCGGTCGTCGAGGCCGTTCAAGCCACCGTTGATCCGGCACGTCAGGGTCTGGAAATCCCCCGAATCGGCAAACTGGTTCAGGTTGTGTGCGTTCCAGAACCAGGCGGCCGACAGTGCGGCATTGCTCGGCTGCTCGAGCAGCGTGGGATTTGCGACCAGATCCAGCCCGAGCGCCGCCCCGCACCTCACGTAATTGGCGCGGCCCGTTACCTGGATCAGCCCACGCCCCATGAACCGCATGCCGTCGCCCGGCTGCGTATTGCCGAGATCCGCACGCCCCTCATAACCGCGCTGCGTGGGCGTAGGTCCCCACATCTCCCGCACGTAGATCAGTCGCCCACTTTCATGCCCCGCCTGCGCGAGAAACGCCGCCTGACGGGCATCGCTGTCGATCCCCCACAGCGCCATCGCGGCACTGAGCACATCCGCCCACAGCGCCGCGCGAGTCAGCGGAATGTCCAGCGCAGCAGCGAGCGTCTGGGCGTTCATGGCGTGGTGCCTTTCGAGGTTTTAAGCGTCGCGCACTGCCCGTACAGATCGACCACCTGCTGAGCATAGGCAGCCAGTTGCGTGGCGGTCGGCAACTCCACCAGCGTCGGCAGGGGTGGGCATTGCTCGACAGGTCCCGACGGCGCCGGCGCGGCACATCCGGCAATGAGCAGGAGCAGGCACAGCAGCGCGGCGCGCATCATTTGTGCTCCTCGATCTTGCGGTTGGTACGCTCGATCGCGCGGTTCAGATTGACACGCGCTGGTTCGGGCACGGCAACCGGAGTGCTGACGACGATTGTCGGCCGCGTGTTGCGCACGACTGCGGCCGACTTCGCCGATTCGACCGCGGCCGAATTAGCCGTTTGCGCGGCCTGTGCTGATTGATTGGCCGCGTCTGCGGCCTTGGCACCCGCGCGATCAGCTTGCTGCGCAGCCGATCGGACCTGCATGGTCAGCGCCGCGAGCGCGGCAAGCATGCCCTCGTTGGTATCGCGCAGGCGCTTCGACTCCGCATCATGGTCGGCGATCACCTGGGTCACGATCACGTTGAGCCGGTACTCGCTGAACGAATAGCCGGCGACAGCACCCCCGAGCGGGAGCACGAGCGCGATCGTCCAGCCCTCGATGGCGCGGATCACGCGCTTACCCTTGGCGCTGAAGGCCAGCGTGCTAAACGGCATCGGGCTTCTCCCGCAGAGACAGAAACTTGATCCGATCACGCAGCCGCGCCAGCTCCTCGTTTTGCGACGCGATCTGTTCGGCTTGGCTCTTCACGCGTTGCTCCAGCGCGGCCATCGTGCTGTGTATCGGTGCCAGTTCGCGCAGCATCGCATTGCGCGCTTCGAACGCGTCATCAGCACGCTTATCTGCGGCCTCAACGCGTTTATCGGCCTTGTCCAATTCCTCGGAGAGCCGGTCGATGATGCCTTTTTCGGCATTGTCGCGATGCCGCTCAACCCCGTCGCGCGAGAGGCGCTTGCGCAGTTGCAACGCGGCTACCACCACCGTCGCTAGTCCGCCGCCACCAATCCACCCCCACACCGAGGTTGTCGCATTAAGGCTGTTCGGGTCCATGGTCGGCGCTCAGGTGTCAGGCGGGTAAGGCGGCTTGACTGGCAGCGGCAGGCTCGGATCCCCGGTCTTGGCAGCCAAGATGGCACGTAATGCTCTGCGGTACCGAGTCCACTCGGGCGGCACGGGAACCGAATTCTCATAGCAGCGGATCACGGTCCGATCAGACTCGGACAGGGCCACGAGCGCGAAGGTCTGGCACGCGGCCCAATCCGGAAAGTGGTCCATGTCTTACGCCGGTGCGGCGTAGGCGTTCGCAAAAATGTCGTAGAGCGCAGTCACGGAGGACTCGATGTCGCTGTCCGCCACACTCGCGCCGAAACTGCCGGGCGTGCCATCAATCGCCGCCTGGATCGTGGCGTTGTTGGCGATGACCGCAGCCGCCAGTGCCTTGCTGTTGACCTCTGCACGGATGTGCTTCAGCGCCAGCGCGAGGCGGTTGGCATGGTTCGCGGTGGCGGGATCTTCCGTCGTCACCGCGGCGCACGCGTTCATCAGGATCATGGCGACGCGCGACGAGAACGACGGGTCACGTGCCGCTGCTATGCGATCGAGGATTGCCATAAGTCATCTCCAAAGGTGTGATCGAGGGGGTCAAGCTGCTGCGCCGTGAGCGGCGGCGGAGGTGGCGGCAACCAGACGCCGTTAACGTATGTCCAGCCGGGGTTATCGATAAATGTCAGGAACTGGTCGAAGGTGATGGCGACAGCGACGATGCCGTCCGGGACCGGGCTGTCAACACTATCGTAGAACCCGGTGATGTTGCCCTGATCGTCATACGCTGCGTATCTCTGTCCCATGTCCTTCTCCAGTTACGCGTTCAGATTGCTACCTATCTTGGCGTCACGAAATGCGCCACGGGTACAAGCAGAATTCAACCGCTGACGCGCACTTCGATGCGCGCGGGTTTGCCAACTGCGGCGGCTACTGCTCCGGGCCAAGGGATGCTCGGCAGTCCAACCGGCACCCATCCCGCCTTCTGGAAGATCAGCGCCGATAGTGCCGAGCACACCAGCTCGTCGCCGTCATGCTTTGGCAGCGGGATGCGCAGCAGCAGGAAGCCGGTGATGCGAAACAGATCAAGGATGCTGTAGGCGATGCGCGCACCGAGCAGCAACCAGACCAATGTCTCGGTCGCGGTCTCCTCGGTCGGGCAGTCGTACACATCAAAGTCGTAGATCGCCTCCTGCGAGAGCGGCACGACGTTACAGCCCCCGGCGTTTTCCTGCGCGAGCAGCAGGCGCCCGGCACACCACACGGCAATGCCCGTATGGGTGTACGGACTGCGGGTAACGATGCGCGTGGCGACGGCGAGAAACCCCGAGCGTCGCCGCACGGCGATCAGGTCCCCCGTCTTGATCAAAGGTCGCGCATCCGTGTAATTCATGTCACTCTCCGTAGATCTTCGGCCAGCCGACCAGGATGTTGATGCTCATCGGATCGGCTGCGGCGAGCATCTGCGCGTTCAGCTGCTCGGCGTAAGTGAACAGGGTCATGTCACTCGCGCCGGCAGCGGCGAAGACCGCCTGCGCAAGCGCGGGCGTCATGGTGACGAACGAGCCATCCATGGTCTTCCACTGGATGTCGGGCGGCATATTCGCGCCATACATCAGCAGACCGAGCTGCTGGGTGCGGGAGAACTGGTCGGAGTTGAACCACTTGCCGATGCTCGACACGTAGTAGCCGCCGGTCTGCGTGCGCCGGTCGCGCTCGGCCTTGATCGCATTCCACTGCGAGGCCTGCGCGGATGCCAGCAGTTCGGCAGCGGTCGGTGGGGTCGGCCCGACCAGCATGCCGTCCTCGACCGTCCAACCGGACTCTGACAGGCAGGCCTGCCATTCGGCGTCGCTGATCTTGATGACGCTGGTGACGCTTGCCGGAACCGGGCTATCTACCGAGTCGTAGAAGCCGATGATTGCGCCCGTCAAGTTATATGCTGCGAATTTTTGGCCCATTGATTAAAACCCCAGCGCGATAAAGTTGTATTGAGCAGGCCCCGTGCCGCTGTTAGTGATTGCAAACTGCGATTTTGAGGCGGTGACGTATGTATTAGTAGGGTTACCAGTGGCACCAGAGCCCCCCCCGGAATTGGAGTAGCCCGCCAAGGCTACAAATGGCCCATTCGAGAATGCCAGCGGATAATTAACCGAAACCGCACCGACCCCGTTGGTGATTGACTGGCTGATCCCCCACTGGACAATCATGCCGTTCGGAAGCTTTTGATAGCCGGCGGCTTGGACGAGGGATGCGGCGAATAGTCCGGAAAAAGCCATCATTGCACTTCCACCCGTCGCGAACCAAGAGGTCGCGTTCCAGGTGAAAGTAACGCTATCCCCGGGCTGAATGATTGCGTTGGTTGTTTGGTTTGTTCCGAAATTGATATGGTCCGATCCGACAGCAGTTACAGTCAATGCCGCCGCGCTGGCATTCAAAATGGTGATCTGAGAACCGAGCGGGAAACCAAGCGAGCCAGCCTGTGGAAGATTGAAAAAAAGCGCACTTGGTCCGAAAGCATACGCAACGCCACCCATATGGGCAGCAGTTAGACCGGTATTGGCATTAAACGGAGTGATACCCGATGCTTGATTACCCGCAACCTTCAGCGCTGCCATCGTCGCCAGCCTCAGCGAGTTATCAAACTGCGCCGGCGACTGGTTCGCCAAAACATTCCCCGCGCCATCCGGGGTAAGCCACGAAGCGAGTGCGGCGAGAATGGATGATCGGCTCATGGCTTAGGCTCCGTCAGGCGCGGCCGGCAGGTCGACGTTGGGGAAGCCCTTCGATGCTGGCAAATCACGCAGTGCCTTGCGATAGGCCGATAGATCCTTGAACTGCGCGGCGGTGAGCGTCGTAGCGTCCCCCGACAACGTCTCGTCTTGGTGACGCGATACCAGCCAGTCGGTCGCGGCGAGCGCGGCATTGCGCGCAGCGCGCATGGTCGTCGACAACTCCTCCACGGTCGGCGGGGGAGGATCCACGAGCAGCGGCTTGCCATCGGCGTCGAGCTTCATGCGCTTGCCAATGGACTGGCCGTCAAGCAGCGCCATATGATCCTCGTCGGAGATCGCGACGGAGCCGGCCGGGATTGAGTCGCCGTGCCACTCCTCGTTGTAGAAGCCAATGACAAAGCGATCGGCGTCAAGGTGTGCGAATGTTTGGCTCATGATTAATTTCCAATTGCGATCCACTGATAAGCGAAGGCACTCACGATCGTTGTGCCGTTGTACGTCGTTAACGTCGCTGTAGTCTGCGTTTTTGAGGTCGAACTCACAGACCCCTGAGTAACACCGCCGAGAATGGTCGCGACAACGCCTAATGCAGCGTTGGGAAAAGCAAAGGGAAACGTGACAGTCGCGTTTGGACTAGATGTGCCGGAACTTACCCCGTTTCCCCATTGGAGAATCAGTCCACTCGGAAGCTTCTGATAGCCGTTGCCCGTGAGCACGGAGCCGAACACTCCACTTCCAGCGAGCGCACCACTGCCCCCAATTGCACGCCAGCCACTGGTCCCTGCTTGCAATGAGATCGTTGCGCCCTGTGGCAGCACAATATTTGCAACACCGTTACCAAGTTCGGTAAAAAGTGTTACCCCCGCTCCAGGGACGATCGTTACTGCGTTGCTCGATCCAGTGAGGGTGATAACCTGCCCGCCGCTCCCGGCAATGCCGAGCGTAGAAGGCAATGGCAGCGTATAAGTCAGACTCGCGGCATTGATGAACACCAATGCGCCAACATCCGAAGCGATAGCGGTTCGGCTGCTGTTCAGCAAAGGAACCGACGAGTACGTGAAGCCTTGCGTCAAAACAAACGCCGTCGTCGCGAGCTTCGTGCTGTTATCGAACTGCGCAGGCGTCACGCCCGTATCACCACCCGCCAACGCGATAGGACCACCCATCGAGCCGCCGATAAGCGGCAGTGCGCCTGCTACGCTGAAACTCGCGAAGTTGACCGCGACCAGCTGGTCGCC